ATAATTCTCCAGTATTTAATACAATTGGACCATTTTATTATCCAGGAAATACCTCGTTATATCTTGCAAACACCAATAATACTCCTAACATAGGAAGTAACACAAATATTGTTAGTAGTATAACGAGTAGTGGTATTATAATGATAACAAATGGATTTGATGAAGTTACTAATCAACAAATTCTTATTCCGGGTAGTTTATATTTTAATGGCTCAAATACTACACTAACGCCATCAAATAGTTCTATTTTTGGTTTTAGTACAAATGATTATACCGTTGAATTTTGGATGTATCCTTATACAACACCGGCTTCTAATATGTATGAAGGTCGTGGTTCTGGAGGTACTGGAAATCAAGTACATCTTGCTTTCAATGGTTCTAATCAAGTTGCTTTAGGTTATGCTGGTTCAGATAGTCGAATTGTAACAGCAAACACTATAACAACAAATACTTGGTATCATGTTGCTGCAACAAGACAAGGAACAAACGTAAAACTTTTTATTAATGGTTCAATTCAAGGAACAGCAACAGATTCAACCAATTTAAGTGCTGCGGCTCCTTTGATTGGTGCATATAGAACAAGTGGAACTACATATAACTTCAATGGTTTAATGACAAATATTCGTGTGGTGAATGGTACTGCAATGTATACGGCAAACTTTGCGCCACCAACAACATCAATAGTACCAACAGCAAACACAGTATTGTTATTAGACGCATACACACAACAACCTTTTGTGGATTCCAGTAGTTATAATTTAACATTTACAAATACTGGAGTGACATCAAGTACATCAACACCAATAGTTGTAAATCCTTTATTAAGTATTTCTAATACAGGCACAATGCTTGTTAACGGACAGTTTGATGAAATTTTTCTTTCTTATAATCCCGGTGTTGTTAGTAGTAATTTAGCTTTAAATTTAGATGCTGCAAATACTTCTAGTTATTCTGGTTCAGGCAACACTTGGACAGATTTAACTGGTAATGGTTATAATTATACATTACAAGGTAGTCCATCATTCAATAGTGCTCAAGGTGGTTCAATAGTACTTACGGGTTCACCGCAATATATTTCAGGTCCAATTTTTCCTACTGCATTATTTACAGGCAAATTTACGTATGAAGTTTGGGTTAATCCAAGCAGTACATCTGGTGTTATACTAACCGAAAATACCACCGGTACTAGTACTATGAGTGGCTGGTTTGTTTCTCTTATGGAATTGGATGCTGGTTCTGTCAATATTGGTTTTTGGGCAGGTTCAGCAGTTCATATAACCATAGGAACAGTCACAACTGGAAATTGGTATCAAATAGTAATGACGTATGATGGAACTACATTAACAGGTTATATAAATGGTGTGTTAGGTTTGAGTAGTGTGTTAGCCAAACAATACGGTGGATATGGAATTCCTATTGCAGCTTCTTCAGGAACAAATTTTGGTACTACTACATATTTTGCAGGTAATTTGAGTTCAGTTAAATTCTATAACAGAGCACTATTATCAACAGAAGTAGCTCAAAACTTTACCGCACTTCGTAATAGATACGGCATTTAATAACGAATAAATAAAACACTATGGCAAAATTATTATCAAACACAAGAGTTTATGGAACAGCAAGTATCGACACATCGTTAACTGTTGGTGTCGTTAATCCTGTTGCATCTACTAGTAACACTACAGGCTCTCTAGTGGTTGGTGGAGGCGTTGGTATTTCGGGTAACTTAGTTGTTTCTGGAGCGCTAACTACAAATACAACGTCTTTAATTATGTGTGCTGGATTACCATCAAATAATACTGTACCATCAGGAGTTAATACAGTTGTACCTTTAGTTTCTCAATATGACCCAAATGGTTGGTGGAAAACATCAAGTAATACTGCTATTCCTAGTGTTGCTGGTTGGTATCAGGTTTCTGCTCAAATTTGGTGGAATAACAGTAATAATAATACAGGACAAATAAATTCACAAGTTCAAAAAAATGGTAGTACAATATCAATCAACCAAGCGAATAATGTCAATATAACAACAACCACAGGATTAACAACGGTACATTCAACGGTTGTTTATTGTAATGGTTCAACCGACGCCATAGGATTAACGGCATACACTAATGCAACAGGTCAACAAATAGCGGCAGGTACAATAACGAGTGGTTTAAGTTCCGGAACATTCTTACAAATATACTTTGTAAGGTGATATAGACAAGTTATAAATACCTCCATATTAGGAGGATTTCATGGCAACAATTACATCCAGACAAGATTTCACAACATACTGCCTACGTAGGTTAGGCTTTCCTGTTATCGAAATTAACGTGGATCCTGACCAAGTTCAAGACCGTATTGATGACGCACTTCAATATTGGCAAGATTATCACTTTGATGGACTTCAAAAAGTCTATTGGATTCATTATATAACACAAGACGATATTAATAACCAATATTTGGATGCTACAAAAGCGTTAGACCAAGATGGTAATGCTATTGAACTTGCCGGTATTACTCGTATATTTCCACTTTCAGATTCACAAGCAACGATTAATATGTTTGACCTGCGTTATCAATTACGTTTAAATGAGTTATACGACTTCACCTCCGCATCATACATCAATTATAATCTAACACAGCAACACTTACGTTCACTAGAAATTCAATTCACTGGTGAAGTTCCTATTCGATTCCAAAGACATATGCAAAGATTGTATATTGATTGGGCATGGGGCAACTATGAAGCGCCGGTTGGCCAAGTGGTAGTATCAGAAGCTTATGCTCTGATTAATCCAGACACCTACAATTTGGTATGGAATGACCGTTGGTTAAAAGAATATGCTTCTGCTTTAATTAAAAGAAGTTGGGGTAATAACCTTTCTAAGTTTGCCGGTTTACAATTACCAGGTGGAGTTACTTTAGATGGTAAAACAATTCAAAAAGAAGCTACCGATGAAATTGAAAGATTAGAAAAAGAGATGGAAATGAATTACGGAAGTCCTTTGGAGTGGTTTATGAATTAATCTAGTGGCGCTCAAATGTCCTTGTTGTATAAATAAGATATAATAAGGAGATAATATGAAAGTTTATTGTATAGAAAATAAATTGGATGGTAAAAAATATGTTGGTGTAACTAGAGGAGAAATTGAAAGAAGGTTTAAACAACATAAAACTATTACTAAAACAAAAAATAGTTCAAATAAAAGTCATATACACAATGCAATGGCTTTATATGGCGTAGAAAATTTTATAGTGTATGAATTGGATCGTGCAGAAACTAAAGAAGAATTATTTGAAAAAGAAAAAGAATGGATTAAAAAATTAGATTCTAAAAATAATGGTTACAATGAAACAGATGGTGGTGAAGGTACTTTTGGATGGAAACCAACAGAAGAACAACGAAAAGAAAATAGTAAAAGATTAAAAGAATACTATTTAAATAATCCAGATTCCAAAAAACATTTGGCAAATAAAACAAAAGAATTTTGGAATAATTTAACTGAAGAAGAAAAAGATAAAAGAAAAAAACAATTCTTAGAAATAAGAGAGTTAGGATACAAAACAGCATCAAAAGGTAAAACTTGGACTTTATCCGAAGAATCTAAAAAAAATGTTGCTGATGCTAAGAGTGTTAATTGGTTAATAACTTTTCCAAACGGTAAAAAAGAAATTATAAAAAATATGAACAAATTTTGTAGAGAACATAATTTAGACCAAGGTGCAATGTCTAATGTTGCCAAAGGAAAAAAGAATCATCATAAAGGCCATTTGTGCCAAAAGTTAGGACATTAACATGGCAGTTAGCCAATATTTTAATAATTACAACAGCTTAGCTGAACAAAGAGTTATTGAAGATTTAATCGTTGAGTCAATTAAAACAATGGGCTTTGATGCTCAGTATTTACCCAACAACAACGACCAAGCAAGAGATTTACTATACGGTGAAGACCCAGTAAAACAATTCAACTCTGCATTTACAGTTGAGATGTATCTTCAAAACTCAACAGAGTACGGCGGTGAAAGAGAATTCTTTTCTAAGTTTGGCTTAGAAATTAAAAACAATGTGACAGTTCTGGTTTCAAGACGTTCATTCAACGAAAGAGTACCACAAAATACTTACAACAGACCTCGTGAAGGTGACTTGGTTTATATACCATTTTTAAACGGTACCGGTGAACTCTA